TTTGATCCCGACATCTCTGTCCGATCCATGAGAAACGCTAAGCGCGTCTTGAAGGCACAAGACCCTCAAGTGTGGCAAGACGTTAAAAAGTTTTTCATCAACGACAAGCTCGATCAGTTTACACGGCTGCAAACTGTTGAAGAGGGCGTCCCGTCTTTTCAAAGATATTTCGCTACTCCAAAAAACAGAGCCATGATGCAGGAGCTGATGGAGCCAGAAGAGTTTGAAACTTTTGACAAGATGCTGGGCTTCATGGATATGGCCTTTAATCGAGTCCCTCGTGGTGGATCACAAACCCAGCCCCTTACGGTTCTGGATGATGAGCTAAGCTCACAAGCATCTAATTTGAGTGGAGATGCGAAAAAATTATTGCTTGGCGCACTTAGGGCTGGGCCTAGAGTGTTTACCGGGAATATCGGTGATGAATATCTGAGAAGGCTTTCGCAAAAACAGCGTGAGGCTTACTACGATAAGTTGGTAAATGTCTTGTTAGACGATCCAAATCCCGGTGAGCTTTTCGACGAAGCGTTTCAGTTTTTGGGCAGCGACGACTTTGCCAGAATCATGAGTTCTATGCAGACAAAGGGTCAAGCTGCGCTAAGAGCCGGAGAAGCCGCTGTAGAAGAGTATCAAGAGCAGACTTCTGGGCAGCAGGGATACGAGCCGACGCCTGAAGACCTCGATCGCATGGCAAGAGAACTGGAGGAGATGCAAAACCCTCAGTCGTCGATCGACGAGCCATTGTTCGATCCGCTGCCTTCAAGCACGGGTGCGCCGTTGACCGACCCATCTTTGATTGGGCCTACTGTTCTGCCACGCGCTGCTGATCGTGAGATCGCAGCTAGGCGGTCAGGAATCGCTGGACTGGTTTAGATTATTTCTACTTCGGGTTCGGCAGGTCGGGCAATGATCATTGCGCCATCGACGTTGTAATCGAAGTCGTACCCCATATTGATCTCGCCATCGATGTCGATCATCAGATTGCGGCTCATAAGGCGCAGGAGAGCCGCCTGCTGGTGCAGGGTCATGCGTGCGAATAGTTCCAACACTTCGGTCGCTTCAAGCACTGGACGGTAAGATTGAGGCACTGACGCCTGCTTCTTGAATATCTTCATGGTCGGCTGATAACTTTGTGGCCCATCTTTTCGTCTTCAATGCGATTACGCTCAGAGCTGATCAAACGCTTGAGCGCCTCGATCTTAGTCCAGCCTTTCTCGTTACAGATTTCTTGAAGCATGTCATAGGTCGTCTGATCAACCGCTAAGCTTTTACGCTTGCGTTCAGCCTCGACTAGCTCTTCCATTTGGTTCAATCCCAAAAAAAATTTGTTATAGTGTATTCAAACTTGCACGAATGTACAACTGAATGTATCAGCTCAAAAACTACCTGCTATCGATGCAGAGCCACTGGATGATCAACCAACCCCTGTATACCTCTGTGCAGGATACATTGCCTGAGATCGCACGATATCGCGCTAAACAGGGCCGTGAGGATCTACTCAAGGTGCCGGTGTTAGACCACGTTAAGAAAAGCTTTGATAGCGTCTACAAGGTACCGCTGTTTCGTCGTCAGTTTTGCAAGATGCTGGTCGAAGAGATTGAGATGATGAAGAAAGAGATTCCGTTCGAGCCAAATGATCAAGAGGACGAGTTGCGGCAGATCCCTGAGATCGTGCTCCGTGAGCATGTACCGGAGCTGTATCGGTCGATGTGGTTTGTCGTGCAGAACGTGTTGAACCCGATCTTCTGGGCGCTGTATCAGCGGAGCTGTGCTGACGTTGCGTCGATTCAGATCGCAAACTACAACATCAGAGACAAGCAGCAGGGAGCTTGGCATCACGACCAGTCGTCAGATATATCAGTGGTGGTGCCGCTAAACACCGGCAGCTACGAGGGCGGTGGCACTGAGTTTCACAACCATGGCGTGCTCAATCCGCTGCCAACTGGCCACGCGCTAATCTTCCCCTCCTTCACCAATCTGCACCGAGGGTTGCCAGTAGAGTCTGGTGATCGGTACCTGTTGGTGTTTTGGCTGTACGACCACGGCCGCATCGTCGATAACGCGGAGCTTTGGTCTCAATAAATCTTCGTTACCAGTGTGCAAAAGTGTAGACATCGACACGGGATTATGAGAATATATCTGTGTCGGGAGGATGTCCCTCCCCACTAACGGAGAAGATGATGCTAGATGTTACTTACTATTACGTTGAAGAGTTTGTTTCAAATCCTGAGCCACACTGGATGCGAGTAAACCCACGCGGCTACGAACACCACAACTACGGCTTGCAGGACAAGGCTCAAGCAGAAGAGTTTGTGCAAAAAGCTAAAGCGCGGTGGGAAGAGTATCTTGCAAAGCAGGAGCAGACCGATCACATCCAACGCCTTGACAGATCGTCCGATTGGAGAATTGTTGAAGAGACTGTGACTTTCACTCACGTTTCTGAGTATTTGTACACCGACATTCGGGCTTACGAAATCGTCAAAGTGGTCAGCGACAAAACTTTGGAAATAAGACCAATGAAATCTAAGCATTCTTGCGCGAACTTAGAGTTCACCCCCGGCGGTTTTTCTGGTCACTTCCAAAATCAACGCAACCAAGAGGTGACCTACGAGTCTGATCCTGAAGCGCCGACTATGCGTATCAGAAAGAAGCGGGGTTCACTTGAAAGCTGGGGAGCGGGTCGAGTGCAGTTCGGACTGACAACTGAGCCTCACGCATTCCACGACTTCAACTTCTAATCCAACTGATGAGCTGGGCGGGTGGTTCCCGCCCCGAAACCGAAAGGTCTTGGAAAACCAATTAAGGAAAAGATGATGAAAGTACGAGTAGATTTTACCCTCGATGTTGATGCAGAAGTGATCCGCCGATTGATGCGCGACCATCACGAGACCGACGAAACCCTCAAAGAATTTTTGGTGTCGTTTTGTTCGTCAGGCGCAGCGATGAATCTCGATGATCACGTTAACTCGTCTTTGAGCGAGATCCACACCACTCGCGTCGTGCGAGAGCAGCTCGATTAACTACTTTTTCTTCTTCATCCGCTCAGCGTAATCGTTGAGCGGTTCCCCATACTTCTTCTCCCACCATACCGCCCACGAATACTTACCTGACGGCACCGGTTGACGACGCTTGCGCCACGCCATCCTCGCCGACGTTAGCTTGATCTCTTCCGCCCACTGGCGTTCCTGCTCAGTAGAGTTCATCGGCAGTAAACTCCACTTCACCGGTTAGCCCGTAGGGTTGGTAATCATCATTCGACTGACATTGCAGCCCAACGTGCATCGCCTGCTCATTGCGAGCATGACCATACTGGATCGCTTCATCGCTCAGCGTGTAGATGCCGTAAGGGTATGGGTGCGCTTTCTCTTGCGCTAGGAAGTAAAACTTCTCTGCTGGCAAGCCTACAAAGTGCGCTGCTGCCATGTAAAAAGCAGCCTGCTGGTAATACTTGAATGAATTGATCGCGGCCCTGAAGCCACGAGGAGAAGCGTCACGGCATGTTTTCAGATCCCATACATCAGTGCCGGTGTACCAGTCAAAGCGTCCCTTGCACGGTTGTCCGCCAAAGTTGAAGCAGACTACGAACTCAACCTTGTGGTCGTCTTTCGGTATGTAGTCTTTCACGACCTCGCGCCGTTCCATGCAAGTGTCGTAAAGTTGCTGCTTGATCGGTGTGCGGTCTCCGAGATCCTCTAGCCACTCTGCGTACTCAGCCTTGCCGTCTTTCGTTCGGCGATCCACATCCGGCTCGATCGCAAACTCATCAAAGAACTTGTGATGCTCAAGGAAGACCGTGTGCTGCACGCGACCCTCAAGTAACGCTGGCGACTCGTTGGTGCGCCGTTGGTTCTTCCATGTGAATGGGCATCGAGCAATCGTTGTCAGATCGTGAGATCGCCACGCGGGGATCGACGCATAGGTTTCGTAGTCGAGATCCTCGTACAGTCCGGGTTTGAAATCCATTTTACTCTCCGACGTAGTTGTACCACTGCGAGCCGTCTTCTAGCTCAATCAATCGGTACCGGTAACGCACGTTGTAGATTGTCCCGGTAGGTATGCCCAGTTCTTTGGATATGGCTGGCGCTGGTATGCCAATGTCTTGGAGTGTCAGTATCCGCATGACAGTGGCGTCAGGTATGCGCTCGCGCTTCTTGTTGCCAACACCGATCTTGTTTCTCGGTGGTTTTGGTTTTGCTTGGTAGGCTTTTTGTGCAGCGATTGCTGCAACTAGATTAGTCATGTTTTCCCCTTGTAAGCCCCGCCTTCGGTCACGCGGACGGGAACGCGCTACTTGGGCTGATTGATCAAAGCCCCGACCTAAGTAGCCCCGCCTGCGGCCGCACGGACGGGAACGTGGTTGGAGGGCGTGATGAGAACCCCGGCCAGCACTCACTATACGACAATAACTCCAGCAAGGAAGCCAACAACGAAGACCAGAATCATCGCGTATGTAGTGAATTTCGGTACGTCAGGCTTTAGTTGACTCTTCAGCAATAAGCCAGCCGAGATAAACCTCTGCCTTGCGTAAATCATCCAATTTGCCTTTCTGCTCATATCTCCAAACATATTTCTGTATGTTCCCCTTCAGGTATCCTTTGTAAGCGACCTTCGACATCGAAGCCTTGATCGCCGCTATGCACTCGATCTCGCCCGATGCGTAATGCTTCGGGCTGTTGATCACATCGGGCTTAGGCTTGTTTAAGCTGCCCTTCGGTCTGCCGCGCTTTGCCATTTTTACTCCTAGAACGGTAC